GTTAACTCTCAGCGCCTCTGTGTCTCTGTGGTTACGAGCTTCTTCTGTCGCTTCCGCTGTTAACTCTCAGTGCCTCAGTGTCTCTGTGGTCAGGTGCCCGCCGTCTTGGCGATGACCAGGGCGTTGGCGTCGGCCTCGGCGATCGCCACGTGCATCGTGCCGCGAATCGCCGCCATGTCCTCGGCGAAATAGGCGTGGTCGGACTTGTCGATCCTGATGCCGCCAATCATGCCGACGTACATCGCCATGCGGAAGTCGCCGAAGAGCGCGTAGGCCACGCCGGCCGTGGCGGCGGCCTTGGTCGTCATCCGCGTCGAGACGGTGAAGGGGTAGCCGTCCACGTTGGGCGGGAACGCCAGGCCGCCCCTGTTGAAGATCGACTCGCCGCCGGTGGCCCGCATGGAACGCAGCCCCATGAGGACCGAGAGGCTCAGGCCCCAGCGGGCGTTGGGCAGTGCGTAGCCGGCGGACAGCGCCGCGAGGACGTTGTCGATATCGCCGGGGTCCAGCGTGGCGATCGTCGTATTGCCGCTGGCGGCCGCCTCGGAGCCGATGCTGGCCGATTGCAGTATGCCGGTAAAGCCGCCGTGGTCGGCGGTGCCGTCGCCGTTGACGACCGTGTGATCGAGCCGATCCGCCATGGCGTAGACGATCTCTACGCCGACGAGTTGGCCGATAGCGGTTAGCAGGCCGGGGTCCATCAGCATCTCGTTGGGCACGGCCGTCAAAGTGCCCACCTTCTTGGGCGTCATCGTGACAGTGGTGAACGCGATGCCGGACCGCTTGATCGCGGCCGCCAGGTCCGTCCAGTAGCTCGTCAGGCCGCCGGTCCGCTTGGGCCAGGTGGTCGTGCCCATCGTGCCCAGCGGCACGCGGCGGCAGAGGGGAAACACCGTCCCGACCGCCTCGACGTTGCGGATGAGTTCCGTGAGGAACTCGTTACTCATCAGCTCGCCGCCGGTCGTCGACCCGTAGTCGATGTCGGCGTCCTTGGCCTGGCCCTGGGCCTTCGATTGCTTGACGACGTCGGCGGCGATCTCCTTGATCCGCACCGGCAGGTCGACGTCTCGCCCGGCGATCCGCGTGGCGACCCACGCGCCGAATCGTCCGGCCGTCTCATCGGACATGAACGCCCGCTTATCGGCGAGCATCTCGAGTCGCTGAGTGCGGCCGGTGGGAACGCGGACTCCGCCCGAGCCGCCCATCTTGAGTCCGAGCGCCCGGATCTCGGCGACCTGTTTGGCCGTCGAGTCGAGGCCGGCCTTGAGCTCGAGCATCTGCTTTGCCAGGTCCTCGGTTTCGGCCACGCCGCCGCCGGCTTCCTTGATCGCCAGTGCGTGGTCCTTGGCCAGTTGGGTGAGCTTGCCGAAATCGGCGTCGGTCCCCTTGGCGAGCTCGTCGCCCATGGCCGCCGAGATGTTGGTTAGCTTTTCGAGTGTGGCTTTCATATTTGTGCCTTTCTTGACCACAGAGGCTCAGAGGTTCAGAGGTTTTTTATATCTCTATCTCTCTGTCTCTCTGTGTCTCTGTGGCTCTGTGGTTAAGTCTCTTTCGTTGGGTTCCTGAAGGCGTCTGCCGCCTCGTTCTGTGCCCGCAACTGGCCATCCGCCGCATCGTCGACCCCGGCTTCCGGCTCGCGGGCGGAGTCGGTCGGGTTGGGGTTGACGTTGTCTGGCATGAGGGCTTTTAGTTCGCTGAACTGGCGGTCTATCTCGACCGCCAGTTCTGAAAGTAGATTGCGGATCGCGGATTGCGGATTGCGGATTGCCTGCTCAATCGACTCGGCGATCAGCTTGCGGAGCCGCTCGGCCACCTGCTCGCCGTCGACCTGGGCCTTGTCGGACTCAAACAGCTTGGCCATGATCTCGAGGCTCTCGCGATTGCTCGGCACGGGGCAGCCGGAGATCTCGAGCAGCTCGAGCTCCGTATAGACCAGGATGCGGTCGGTGGCCTTCAGGCCGGCGGCGCGGAAGACCTCCGCCAGTTCCGGATACGCCGCCACCGCGTCGGTGACTGTGCCATTGAAACATCTGCGAGGTATGAATCCCACGCTAAACGCGTGCCCCTTGCCGTCGGGGTCGCTGGCCAGCAGCCACCACTGCTCGCCGATGTCGGTCTTTGAATACTTGAACGTGCAGCGAAGTTCGCTGGCCGTCAGCTTGCCGGCCTTCACCCAGCCGATCTGCGTGGGCGTGCCGTCGTCGCTTCGATGTTGATGCGCGGCCAGAAACGGCGCGTTGCTCGCCAGGAACCGTTTGAGGTCCTTGCGAAACGCAGACGGCAGTATGACCTCGCCGTCGCGGTCGAGATTGATCGTCGAGGCCACGCCATCGACCGTCCGCGCATCGACGTTGACCGTCTTGCCCTGCAAAAAACCCTTAACGGTCCGGCCCTGGGCCCGGTCGTCTGACGGGTCGATATCGACTGTTTTAACGGGCGTTTTCGTGTCGTTATTCGCCGGGCGCGGCAGCGTCAGCGTCCGCTCGCCGAGGTCCAACGTCTGTCCGTTCATCGGAATGAACCCATTATCCTTTTCCATGGTTGTCTCCATCTTGCTGTCTCAGCAACCCCGTCACGGCCGCCGCGCCGACAAAACCCTCGCTCACCTGGGCCGCCATGAGGTCAACAGATTCGGAACCGGGTATTGGGGAAAAGCTGGAACCTGGTATTGGGAACCGGGAACCAGGAACAACAGGCAGAGCCGCACAGGGGCTTTCCACTTTCCCGGTTCCTGGTTCCTGGTTCCCAGTTCCATCTTTTCCCGGCGCCAGTCGTTTGCCGATGGCCATGCATTGGCAGTTGATGACCTCGCCGGGCGGGCCGGCGGGATCTCGCGGGTACCGAAGGCTCGCGGCGCCAACAACCCAGAGCTCGCCGATCGGTTTGGGCTGCTTGCGGTATCTCGCCTCGGCTGCCAGGTGGCTCTGCCGGCGCTCGCCGGGCCCACGCGAGGAGATCCATATTTCGTGCGTGGCGAAAGTTTCCCTGCCGACGTAGCGGGCGTGGCTGTTGGCCTGGGCGACGGTGTTGCGGGCGATCAGGTGGGCCTGCGTGCGCCGGTTCTGCATGACGCCCTGAACGCGGCTGGTGAGTTGGCGGATCCCCTCGCCGGCGTCCAGCCCGTCGAGCAGCTCGCGCCTCAGCAGGTCGCGGGTGCGATTGTTGACTAGCGTACTGATGCGGACCTGGTCGGCCTGAAGGGCCTCGGTTATCTCCGGGTCCGCGGTCATCTGGCCGATGGCCGCGTCGAGGGCATCGCCGGCCACGCCGGCCTCGGCCAGCGCCTGGCGGATGCCCAACTCCCTGGCGTCGGCCATGAAGACGCGGACGCGAGCCTGCAAGACGCCGGCCGCCTGGGCGCTGCCGAACACGTCGAAGAGGACGCGGGCCACGAGGTCCGCATTTTTGGGAACCGGGAACCGGGAACCAGGTATTAGGAACCGGGTATTGGGAACCAGGAACCGGGAGGGAGGCAAGCCCGTTTGTGGATCCTGCTTTTTGCCTGGTTCCTGGTTCCCTGTTCCCGGTTCCTGGTTACTGGCTACTGTTATGTCCGCATTTTTGAGGCCCGCGACCACCTTCCGCTGCTGCCCGAGGAAATGAGACCGCAGCATATTCTCCATGCCCCTGGCCAGCGGCCGCCAGGACGCCTGCCATGCTTTCCACAGCGACGCCGCCAGGACGTCGTAGGCGGAGGCCTTCCTATTGGGAACCGGGAACCCGGAACCGGGAACCGGGGGGGAGGCAAGCCCGTTTGTGGCTGCTGCTTTTTCCCCAGTTCCTTGTTACAGGTTCCCGGTTCCCAGTTCCCGGTTCCTGCTTTCCGTCCCTTGCCCGACGGAGTCGCTGCCGGGCGGCGGCGGGGTCTCGCCGGCATCTGTGTCAGAAAGCTCCGAGATCGCCTCGGCGGGGATGAGGCCGGCTGGCAGGTATCCGATGAGATGCTGGGGCCGCTCGGGCACGCCGAGGTCCAGCATGTCCGACAGGTCGGCCAAGGGCACGCCCTTGTCCCACAACTCGCCGACCGCCTTCATATTCGCCTGGCGCATCGCCTGGTAGACCGGCACGTCCTCGAGGTCGGCCCATACCTCGAGGCCGCCCTCGACGAGCGGGGCGATGCCAATATTGATCGCGGTGGCCAGCTTCTCGGCCAGCACCCCGGCAGTGTCTTGCCAGAACCGCTGCTGTTCGGCCGTAACGTAGGCGCTGGCGTCGCCGGAGGTGCCGAAGAATCCAGCGACGCTGGCCGGTACGCGATAGATCGCGCAGGTCTCCTCGCGGCTGCGCTGCTTGACGGTATCGAGGCCCATATCCATCATAGACTGGGCGATGGTCTTATAGTCGGCGTTGCCGAACAGGACGGCGAGTTTGCGTGCGTTGGCCGCCCCCTGGTGGCGCTGCTGCCATGCGCGGCGCATCTGCTGGTCGACCTCGGCGGAAAACGGCCCGTCGACCTTGATAATTCCGCCCGGCTCGCAGCCGTTGGCGAAGCTGGCGGCTACGTGCGTTGAGGCGTTGTAGTCGGCGGCGATCGACAGCCTGGCCGGATCGTGCGGCGCCAGGCCCTTGTCGGGGTCGTAGGCGTTGAACAGCGTCAGCGTCACCATCAGTTCGGCCGGCACGGCGAAGCGGTCGCCGTCGGGCCCGGTCAGTTCCCAGCCGATGATGCGTTGATACTGGTCGCCCTTCTCGTAAAGCGGTTTCGTTGAACTTCCGGGGATAGGCACGAGCACGGTCGGGTGCGGGCCGACGAGCTCGCCCTTGAGAATATGCACGCGGCCGCATACGTAGAGGTATCCGATGACCCGCTCGATCCAGTCCCGCTGCGTCAGCCCGGGCATCGGCGCCGCCAGCAGATCATGCAGCGGCCCGGCCTCGACGATCTCGCCCTCGACCACCTTGAGAGATTTGAGATTCTTTGGCAAAGGAATTTGAGATTTGGCGGCCTTTTTTGCAAAAACTCGCCTGGCGGCCCGCGAGCCGGCGCGGACGTGGGGCAGGTTCCACAGGGCGTGCGTCCCGGTGGCCGGGCCGCGACTGACCGCCAGCGGCACACTGCCGACGGCGCCCACGATGGCCGAGATGCAGGCGTACGGCCACACGGACTCGCTGGCGGGCCTGCGCGGGCCGTCGTAGCTCCTGGTGATCCCCTCGCCCCAGGCCGCCAGCCACTCGCCGGCCGTCTGGCCGAGTGACATTTCCTTGGCGGCAGCGCCCTGAGGGATGGCCATCATCACCGCCCCGCCCGGCGTCCACGTGCGCGCGGACACGATGCCGCTGATGCAGGCGTCGGCGCCGGACTGCGCCGTGGAACCGGGAACCGGGAACCGGGAACCAGGAACAACAGGCAGAGCCGCACAGGGGCTCGCCTCTTTCCCGGTTCCATGTTCCTGGCTGCTGGTTCCTATTCTCATGTTCCTTGTTCCCGGTTCCTGCTTTTAGCTGTCATGTTCCTGGTTCCTGGTTCCCGGCTACTGGCTACTATCCTCACGGCCGGCCGGGTCGGGGGCCTCGGCCATTCTGAGTTCCGCCGGGCGCAGGGCGCCGCTGGGCGTCTGGATAACCATCCGCCCACCGGCCGAGTAGAGGACGCCTTCGGCCACGTGGAGGCTCTTGACGCCGAGCATGTCCATCAGTGCCGCGCCGCCGGCCTCGATGCTCCCACCGTTCCGCACGAGTTGGCCGGGGTAGAGCATCATCCGCTCGGGCTCCAGCGCCGCCGCGTTGCCGCCGGCCGGATTGACCCATCCCGAGACGGCGCCATCGCCGTCGGAGATCCGCACCAGCCCCATGGCCGTGGCCAACTCGCAGAGCGCCGCGATCCGGTCGTCGCGGATCTCCCTGCCGACGTGTTCGGCGAGTTTTTCGCCGGCGTCGCTGGGCTGACCGGCGGCCTTGAAGAGGCTCTTGCAGTCGTCGCGCACCTTGCAGCGGCCCGTATGCCCGGCCGTCCTGACACATCCGCTCCCGCCGTCATCACGCTTAGTGCATCGTTCCATATTTCGCCTTCTTTCTCAGCCGCACAGCCGGCGAGCCATCACCGGCTCGAACGCGCCGCCGCCGCACTTGGGGCATCTATCCGGCGCGGCGTCCGCCGCATACGTCGCCCCGCATCCGCAACAATTCCAGCTCGCCGCCGCCGGGGTTCCCCGCTTGCCGCTGGGGCGGCCCTTGCGCCGGCGCATGGCGGCGGCGCTCTTGCGA